TTGAGACTCAATTAAAAATGAGACTTTATTCGCAGTTTTAGGCACTACTCTTTATACGCAACGAATTTACTATTTGATACATCTACATCTAGATACATCTCACGTTTTACTTCAATATCTTTATTGGCAGGTTTGACACGTAATTCAATACGGTTGTCAGAGAAACTACCTTTCAAGATAGTAAAGTCATACATTTGGATTTCTCCCTTATCATAATCAACAGTACCAATTGAATCATTCAAAAGTACTTTATCACCAGTTACAGAATCTAGTCTATATAGCACCAATTTACCATCTCTATCCTCTAGATATGAGGTATAAGTTGGATACTCAAATACTGTCATTCCAGTAGATGAAACTACAGGATTATCACAATCCTTAAGGAAAGGATTCTGATAACATACTTCATAATAAGAAGAAGAGTTTATTTGTGCTATAAAATCTTTTCTCATAGTTACATTGGTATCATTGGAGTTAATACCATAATCTGCACTATCAATAACACCAACAAACTTACTATATCTAAACTTGCCATTAAACTTCTCAGTTTGAGATGTCTTAAGATATTCAGATATAGCAGATGTTACTTTTGCTGCTATTTCTGTTGATAACAACTTAGTCTTTGTACTATCAAAATGAATATTACTATCTAATTCAATGTAAAGAATAGATGGATCTACAAACTCTGGTCTAACAGAAGCAACGGTATACTTCTTTAATTCTTTTACTAGTTCACTCTTAGTATAAGATGATAATGATGCTGCTTCCGTAGGTTTAACTGAAAGGAAGACCTTACCATATGCAGGAGGTTCTTGATCCTCTCCACCAAAGACAATAATATCACTAATAGAAGGATATAACTTCCTCACAATAGCAGAGAAGTCATTACCAGTTACTGCTCTATTCTGAGATCCAAAGAACTTAGGAGCATTAAATTTGATATTATCAATAGATTCAATATCTGCTCCTCCGCTTGCCACGGAAATAGTATTCAAGGTATTGACATTATACGGAACCAATACCGCATTTCCATTACCATCTACTATACTACCATTAAATGTAAATGTCTTTGCTCCATTAGTAGCAGCACCATTAGTTGTTACGTAAGAGATTTCAACAACTTGCCCATCACTCAATTTCTTTCCTAATACACCATCACCAAAGAAGATTTCATATTTCTCATCTTCCACTTCACTTATAAAGAATACTCTATCCTCAGAACCAACTTCTAATATATTGGATGCCTTCTCATATGTTTTGTAAACACTTGAATTACCAGATTCAAATACTCTTATCTTTAAAGTATTTGTATCAACAAAACTATTTGCAATAAGATATCTTTGATTCTTAATAGAATTATTAACAACAGTTCTTGTAGTAATATAAGAACCTTCATGTATAGAGAGATTATCAAATATAGCAAGTCCGTTCACTACTTCTGTCCTATGATCCTCTGATATAACAAACTGATATAAAGAGTTATCATAATTCGTGATAAATCCACTTCCTGCTTTGAATACAATAGATGCTGGTGCTGTTCCTGTAAATTCTAATCTAAGATCAACTACTGCTGTTGAAGATGTAGTTGACTTCGGTGTATAACCTATTTGTTTCGCCAGAGACACCACATTGTCCCTCAGAGTAGATGAATCCAAGAATAGTTCATTAACTACCATATTAGCGTTAAACGCTGTATAATAGGTATTATAGGATAATACATCTAATAGTTGACTAATAACAGATCCTTCAAAGTCATAGTCAGTAAAATCTGTTTCTGCTCTCATATATTCTTTGAGTGCAGTCTTTATGTCACTAAAATCTAAATTGTTTAATTGAGTATATGGCATTATCTCGTTCTAGCTAGGAAGAATTCTACATTAGTAGGTGGATTATCTGAACCTATGATATTATACAACAATTCAACATCAAATCCATTATCATTATAGTTAGGAATGCATTCTAACCTTGTTACGGAAATTCTTGGTTCAAATGTACTTAAAGAATATACTATTGCACTCTTCATTCTTCCTGCTGTACCATAATCCAGTGGTTCAAATAAAAGACTCCTTATATCCGATCCATAGTCAGGTTGAAATAATCTTTCTCCCCTATTAGTCAATAGGAGATTAACAATTGCCTGTTTAATAGCAGAAGCATCCTTACTGACAACAAGGTCACCAGTAACAGGATGCTTCTTAAAACTGATATTAATGTCCTTAAAGGACAATTTAGTCGCCATTACCGACAAATATACTGAGTCAGTAGTTATTTAGCGAGTTTTATGTAACTTTATAAAATGTATACTTTAAAAACAACTCTTCTCCCTTCTTAATATTCTTTATAGTCCTCATATGGTATATCTTACCCCACTCTTCCTCTTCAAATACCTTAATGCAATTTGGATCCTCACTATGATTCACAAACCCACCTAAAGGAGTTCTCATAATCTCTTCATCCACTACCACATGGGATATACCAAGATAAACATCATCTGGTATATCCTCTGTAGCAAATAGTCCTTGTCCAGCGACAGGACTATCTTTTACATGTAAACAATTAGGTAGTGCTTTATACATTATAAGGTTAAGTCTCCTTTCTTCCATGCACTTCCATCAGGACCTAGCACAGCACCCCCAAATGGGTTTCCATTAGGGTCAATTGGTGCATCAGGTCTATTTGGATCTAGTGGTGGAGGTGGTGGTGCTTGATCCCCTTGTGGGTACTGTGGGAGATCTGGTGATTTAGGAAAAGCATCTCTATTGACCATTTGTACTCCACCACCCTTCTCATCAATCTCCTTAGAGAAGAATTTCATTGCAATAGTAAATCTATACTTAGGACCACGTAATGCTTGTGGTTTTGCACAATGAGGTATGGAACCGTCAAATATAAGAATTCTTCCTGGTACATATGGATTCAAATATACCAACTCTTTCATATCTTCTTCGTAGAAGACTGTCTCTCCACCCCACTCAGGTTTCCATTCCTTATTAGGATAGATAAGGACTGTTTTTCCATGACCAGGCTTAGGAGCATCTACATGGATATTATGAGAGTCATTAACAAGACCTAGATTTACGTAATGATTTTGAAAGTAGTATTTTTCAGGATCAATCCATGAATTGAAATTATTCATACGATTGGTTTCATCAAATAATACCTTAACAATATTATCTTCTGGAAGTACTACTTTACCATTACCGCAATCTGGACATAAAGACTTACGTAATTCAGCACCTTCTTTTGTGGGTGCTAAAATTTGATCTATACGAGCTTGAGGTAACTTTGCCGCAAACCTTTTATCATCAATACCTTGAACATCTTGGTTACTTGTATTGGATAAAGTATATTCTAAAGATATACACGTATCGTATAATGCACTATGCTCTCCAGCATTCAAAGCATCATCTATAATAACGATATCTCTTCCTTCGTCAACTTCTATCTTGTTAATAATCATAATTTTATAATGTTATATTCGGAGTCTTCGGCGTTCGGAGACCTACCTCCCCTGTCCTCTATACTTCTTCTTAGCATTATTGCGTGAAGTAGCAGAGAGTTTGGTATTTTGCGAAGTACCTTGACGAGTCTTTTTAGGTCTCGCATCTATCTTATCATTTGAACTGTTGTATAGTGCCATAATAATTTTTAACTATCAATATTATATCATACCTAGGAGCCACAAACAAGTACTGTGGTTGCACCACTAGTGATTGTTCCAGCATCCACATTATCTCCAACCTTTGATATAGGTTGTCCCTGTACTATTACAGTAGGACATCCAGGTCCAATGATGGGCATTGTGTGAATACTGCAAAAGGGTGGGATACCTGCTAGATGGGGAGTGGTTAAGTCTCCAAGCCTCGCTGCTGGTACACCCTCTATTAAAACAGTAGTTGCCCCTGGTCCTGCAATTGTTGTCGCAGCATCACATGCATGACCTGTAACAACTGCTGATCCTACTCTTGCTGCTGGCATGATCGTAATTCTTCCACTGTATTATGTAGGTAGTCAAGTGTAGAAGAGATACTTTCGTATTCCTCTACATTAGGTCGCTTGTACATCAATCGTGGATTCTCCAGAGATAAGATCCTCTGCTCTAACAGGTTCAACCTCTCTGACAACTTCTGGAGTGACTGATTCAACACTAGAATGTGTGATTGGAGCTCTGGAGTTATTGTCTGCTCCTTGGAATCTTTTTGTGGATGCTTCTTCAAATTCATCGCAAAACTGTTCAAAGTTATCTAGGATCTCTTGGTAAGTATGTTCTTTCATTATACTTCAATAGGAGGTTCGGGCGGACCTTCTGGTGGGGTGCTGTTCTTGAATCTTACATTAAGATCTAAGTCAAGTAACTTATCCTCCAATGCAACAACTCTTCCTGCCACCTCTTCAAGTAATTCAATAATCCTGTTAATCTGCCTCTCATGTACATGCACAGCATATTTGGGATTATCTAACAATTCCTTATGGGCAGAATCGCCTGTGTATTCTTCGTAGTTTCCTTCGGGGGTCAAGATACCTCCGTCACCATCTATGGTCAATTTTTTAGGTTCGTCTTTTTTGGTCATTTTTTACCAGGAAAATTTTTTTCATATTATAGCAAAATTTTTTTCATTTTGCAAATATATTTATCGCTCGTTTGGATACTTTTGTAGGTTACAAAGGTTCCACTTTTTTCGCTCGGCACACCATCACCCCCACACACCAACAAAAAACCCTGTCATCTGACAGGGTGTGATCTGTGTTAGAATCGTGGGTCGCCTAGGTCATCCATCACGTCTTGAAGGAAATTGACTGGACTGACTTCAACTGTATGAGGTTGACAGTTGTAGGGGTTGGGTAGATCGTATGATCCTGTCCTGTCAAATCTTTCAAGGATTGCTGCCATTGCTGCGATGACGGCGGGGTCACGGCGAGCAGCAGCGTTAGTAAGGAAAATGTTTTTCATACTCTTATTATAGAGGATGTGGGGTGAGTGG